ATAACTTCTCTGTTGATTTCCGCAAGGATTTCAGTAGAGAGGATGTTAGCAAGTTCTGCTTCAGCGTTCAGACCGTGGATTGCCTTAAGGTCTTGTGCCAGTTCCAAGGAATACTCTGCTTTCAGAGCTCTTGACTTAGCAGTAACGGTGACTTTCTCAATCGAGAATGCCATCTGGTTGAAGGCATCATTGCCTGTACCATCAAGATTCTCAGAAGACTGAGTGGTCATGCCGCCGCCAACGTTATACGCTGTGGAGGATGCAGAACCAACAGGGTTCAGAACTGCGGGGTTAGAACCAGCCTGTGCAGTAGTACCCAGACCAGCATTGCCGTCTGCGAAACCACCAGTATCGTCAAGACCCTTGGGCTGACCGGAGAATGCGGTATCTACTTCATCGAAGAAGGACTCGGAACCAGTCTGACTGGTGTACTTGGAACGCATCGCGAAGATGAGTCCAGTAGGACCAGACATAGGCTGAACGCCTGCCAGGTCATAAGCGACCAGGTTAGGCATAGAGCGTCTGATCAAGGAGATCAGAACAGGGTCGAAACCTGCGACAGGGGAAGCAGCACTACCACTAAAACCAGCATTGCCGGTTGAAGATGGGTCAGTGTTGACGTTAGGTGCTTCTGCGAGGAAAGAACCAGAAGCATTAAATGCGTTCTGTTCTCTCAGGAATTTTTCTTGGTTTTCAAGCAGGACAGCGGTGACAGCTCTTCTATGAGGATCTTGGATCTTATCACAACCTTCATGGTTGAGAAGAGGTGCCCACTTTTCCTGCAGATGCTCGGATTGGAACATTTGCTTTTTACCTATTAGTTAGTGGAAAGTTTGCGTTTGAATTGATATTAAATTCAGGATTTGCCCAGACCAAAGTTGCCCATGGTTCTAAGGTATGCGGCCATCGAATCGGTGTACTGGACACCAGATACGTCAGTACCCTCAGAAAGGGTTTCAGTCTTAGCTTGTGCTGGAGCAGTCTTCTTGGAATTGAAATACGATTCCTTCAGGGTCTCCAGTTTTTCACGATATTTTTCTTCACTTTCAAACTCAACACCTTCCGCCAGGGAAGCAAGTTTTTCTTTTTGTGTGGACGCGAGTCCATTAGAAACTTGATCAAGAATTACATCAGCAACTGCCTCGGAGAGACGGTTGTTTAGTCCGATGTTCTTCTCAATTTGCTCGTTAAGCTTGGTCTCCATGTCATCAAGTTTTTCTACCATGCTCTCGACTACATCATATTTTTCTTCAGGGATTGATACATAATGTTCTTCAAAAAGATTCTTCATTCCAGAAAGGAATGATTCGGTCATTTCGATCTTCAGACCGTTTTCAATGACAAGTGCGTTTTCTTCAAACCACTCATCTGAAACATACTCAAGGTAAGAATCAACACGCTCGGTAAGTGCTTGCTTCTCTTCTGTGAGAGCAGCAGCAAACTTCTCTTCGTATTGCTCTTCCAGAGTTGTTTGAATTTCGCTAAGTTTAGCGTTAATAGCAGCTTCAAAGATAGTCTTTGCTTTTTCCTTGAATTCCTCAGAAAGTTCTTCGCCACCAAGAAGTGCATTCACATCTTCTTCGATATCATACTCAGCAATTTCTTCAGTAGCCTCTTCTTCGACTACTTCTTCAGATTCAGCAACTACCTCTTCAGTAGTTTCTTCCTCTTCTTCGATCACTTCTCCAGTGTCGAATTCTTCTTCTTCTTTCTTCATGGACTTCATGGAATCTGCAGCTTTTGCGCCTTTATTGACTACATCTCCTACTTGCTTGAGAGTTCCTCCGGGAGTACTCAGTTTTGCTGAGTCATCATCGGGTTTGTAGTTTTCTGGGGTAGGACCACCCAAATCTTCTACGGAAGCCAGTTGGGTTCCTGGGTCAGACATTTTAGGCATTGCCTCAGCAGCCTTAGCACCACTGTTGACAGCGGTACGGGATTGTTGTGTCTTTACTTCCATTTCTTGTAATGATTTTCCACGGGACATTTGAACTCTCCGATTAACCTTTCTATTTTAATCTATATTTATTTATAAAGTTACAAATTAGAAAGGAATTGATCAAATAAGAATAACTTATTCTCTTCTAATTGTTTTGTGTCTACAAGAGTATTGATACGGTTGTAAGTTCTCTCTGCAAGTTTTTCGCGGAGAATACCACCATCCCATACCCAATCTTTACCTTCCATAATACCTTCAACAAAGGCATCAGGAGCGGAAGGATCAGCGACAATATCAGCAGCAGTGGCGAGCATAAAATCTTCGCCAACAACATTTACACCTTCGCGGGTTTGCTTCAGTGAACCAATACCCCTAGATGAAACTCCAAGTTTTACACCTTCACCAATAAGTGATTGTGCAATCTTGCCCATTGGTGTGCTAAGAATTTTTGCTTTACCAATGAAGTTAGAACCAGATTCTTTCAAAGAAACAATCTTGTGCGAAACACGGTCAAGATTTACAGTAGGACCATCGGGGTGACCCAATTCTCCAAGTGCTCTTCCAGAAACGATGTTGCTCTCATTGTAACGAGAAACTTCTCTTCTCAGAGTTTCCATAGGATACATACGACCATTACGGTTCTGAATGTTACCCTGAAGGAAAACACCTTCGATATACAGACTCTTCTTACCGTTGCGACTTTCAACGATAAATTCTACCTGTTCGATTTCTTCTGTGATAAGTTTCATTTGATTAACCTGTAAATCCTACTTTTGCGCCTTTGACTGCGGCATTTGCAGCAAGAACAACTTGTGCTGGTTTCTTTTCTAAAAACTCAACAGCACCAGCTGGAAGAGTCATAGAACCAATACCTGCACCACTTTGTTCTTCTAAAAGAGTAACCAAATGTGCTGACGAATCTGTATTGACCAATCGCACCACAGTTGCCTCACTAAAACTAGTGGCAGTTCCTACAGTGGTTGGACATGCAATTTCAGCACCTACTAGTAATGTTCTGGCCATGTTATTGCTACTGATATATTTTATTTATAATTATTCGGTATCTTCTTCTGTATCAACAGAATCATTTACACTTAATTCATCCTCATTTTCAACTTCAACTTGTACATCGTCTTCGCCAAAAACGCCATTAGAAACAACAGAACGTGCTGCTTCTACTCTCTCTGCACTTTTTGCAAAGAGCATATCTTTGATCGTATCACTAATTTGAGATGGCGATTCGTCAGCGATAATCATATCTAAAAGATCATCCATTGATAATTGTCAGTAAATTACTAAACGTATTTATATTTCCCCACCCTTGGGGATTGTAGGTGCCTCAGTTGCAGTCTCATCTGGAGATGGTTCTACTTGAGGTTTACCCAAACCAGCAGATGATGTTGATGTTGGACCTCCATCTTCTGGTGCCATATCAAGTGGCATACCAGTTGTTGGGTCAATAGTTGCAGGATCAGGATATAAACCTTCTTTGATTTCCTTCTCCATAAGTTCATCCTGCTCAATAATCTCCAAGTCAGTTTGACGGAGAACTTGACGACGGATATAATCTTGAGAGTAATACTTACCAATATATGGTTCTGCTGCTTGAAGAAGAGTCATCCTCTCATTCATTAGTTCAGCATCTTTCAGTTCAGAGAAGTGATTATCATATAGGAAGTCATACTGAATATACTCACTCATATGCTCCCAATCTTCTGGAGTAATAATATTCTTCAGAAGCAATTGGGTTTTGAGCATATCATTGAACATATTTGAGAATCTCTTTCTCAAACGTCCAACAAACTTAGTAAATTTCAGTTCATCTCTTAGGATTTCGGAGGACCTACCCAGATTAAATCCGCCTTCGCCATCCATCCTAGACGGCGGGACGTTGAGTGCTCTGTATAACTTCTTCTTAAAATACTCAATGTCCGTGATTTCTCCAAGGTTTTGTCCTCCTGGAAGAGTAGAAATTTCAGTACCACGTCCTCCCTCTCGGCGAGGTAACCAAAAATCCTCAAGCATTGACATGTATTTTTTGTCATCACGAATCTCTCCAGTCTGTGCATCATATACTAGTTTGTTTCTGTAACGCTGCATAACGTCACGAAGATATTGCTCTGCTTTTACCTTAGGAAGATTACCAACGTCAATATAGAAAATTCTACGTTCTGGTGCTCTTGAAAGTCTGTAAATTACTAGAGCATCTTCAATCATTCTAAGTTGATTGAGTGCTTTAATTGCCTTGTGAAGATAGGAAAGTGTGATACCTTTGTTTCTGTCTACAAGACCGGAAGTACAATAGGTAATAGAATCCTTGGTCATCTTGACTCCTTTACTACCCTGTTGGTTAGTAATAGGATTGGTAGATGGATATGAACCCTTGGGATTGTAGATAAAGAACTCTTCAATATCAGGGAAGTCATAACTAGTAGGATTTTGCTCTTCTCTAAAACTTCTGATAGAAGATCCGTCCTCACCAGGTTTCTGCTTTTGCTTTCTGACATAGCGCATCTTCATTGCGTCAATCCAACGCAACTCCTGAATACCATCTTCAGGTTTCTTTAGGTCGATGATTTTATGATAATAAAGGCGACCGTCAATGTACCAATTTCTATAGATTTCGTGTGCCTTATTATTAAAATCTAAAAGATCAAGGATATACTTGAACTCTTTACGAATTTTTGTTTTGATACCATCGCTGGCATTCAATTTAGAAAGTTCAATTTCGACAGGTGTTTCATTTGTATCAGAAACAATTGCCTCATTTACAATATCTTCAATTGCACTATCCACCTCAGGGTGAAGTGCCATCTCTCTATATCTACGAATCAGATCATATTCTGTTCTGTAAATACCTTCAATATCAAGGTAAGAACCAAAGAAACCACAACTATTTGAATAATAATCAACCCCATCCCCGTTATTAGCGGGGACAGGGGATACTGTAGTTGGTGTTTGTTCTTCGGTATCCTCAATTGAGAATCCAAATAATCTTGACGCCATGATTTATTTTCTAGGGTATACTTCCTGTATACCCTATTTAGCGTTCAATTATTGACCGCCTGCTTCGTTCAGGTTAGCCTCACCGTTCT